GAACTGCGCGAACGCATGGTCTACGCAGGTCGCCCTGGCATGTGGGGTGATTGGCAAAAGTTCCAGGCCGCAGCAGCACGCAGGCGCAGGGAAGACAAAGAAGCAGCAGCCAAAGAGGCGCAGAGGCGCAAGCAGCAGCTTGAAGACCTTGCGGAATACATTGCCATCGGTTTGGGCGTAATCGTGCTTGCTGCCCTTTTGATTGGCGGCATCATTTTGTACATGAAGCACCTGAGATGAGCGACGAAAAGCTAAACGCCAACTCAGCCCTCGACAAGGTGCTTGGGTATGTGGACAGCCCATTCAAGCTGTTCGCCATCCTGGTCATGGGCGTGGTCGCCTTTGCCGGGTACTTTCTTTGGCAAAACCAAGAGTTCATGTTTGATGCTTACAAGGAATCCAAGAAGCTGCCGGAGATCAACACGGCCAGGGCAGATGACGCCAGTTCCATGCTGCTGAAAAAGACGGGGGCCACGGTGGTGGCGGTGTTTAAGGTCAACCCGCTGTTTAACAGCCGGGTGCTGTACCGGGCATACACTAAGGATGGCAGGGGCAAGGAAATTGAGGACATTGACGTTGGGCTGTTTTCCCAAAACACCGCCAACAATGCGGATGTGGTCAAGCTGATGACCAATGAGATTCCATGCTCAGAGTACCGCTATGCACAGTCTGAAGTGGGTTTGTGGTACTTGGACAAAGGCGTCACGTTTACTTGCCGGGTAAGTGTTCCACCTGACAGCCATCGCTTTGTTGGCCAGATCACAGTGGGATGGGCAGAGCCTCCGCAAAACCTTGACCAAGTTCGTTTCATGCTGGAGATTGCTTCAGCAATGCTTACCAAGAGAGGTAATTGATGGCACAGTTTGAACCTGCTTTTGAACTCATGATGGCCGACGAGGGCGGCTATGTCCTCCACGAAGTTCCCGGCGACACGGGCGGCATGACCTACGCAGGCATCGCACGCAACAAGAACCCGCAGTGGCCCGGTTGGGCGCTGGTGGACAAGAAAGAGTTTGGCGGCTCTTTGACCCCCATGGTGCGGGAGTTCTACCGTGTCGAGTTCTGGGACAAGATGCGCGGCAACGAGATCAACAACCAGGATGTTGCCAACACGATCTTCAACTTTGGCGTCAACGCTGGCATGGGCATGGCTGTCAAGCTGGCGCAGCTTGTCGTTGGGGCTACCCCTGACGGTGGAGTCGGCGCAAAGACGGTCGAGAAGCTGAACCAGATACCTGACGGCCAGCGGTTCAAGGAGCAGTACGCCTTGGCTAAGATCGCCCGGTATGTGGAGATTTGCAACAAGAACCCCGTGCAGGTCAAGTTCCTCAAGGGCTGGCTGAACCGCACACTGAAAGGTCTGAAATGAGCTTACTTGGCGTGGGATCAATTATTGAGGCGGTCGGCAAGGTTGCCGGGGATTTAATCACCACCGACAAGGAACGGCTGGAGATGGAGGTCGAGCAGCGCAAGCTGGACCTTGAGGAAAAGCGCATCGACCAGGCCACCGACTTGGCCCAGATCGAGGTCAACAAAATCGAGGCGGGAAGTTCCAGCGTGTTTGTTTCTGGCTGGCGGCCTGCCATCGGCTGGATCGGTGTTGCGGCCATGGGCTATCAGTTCTTGGCCTACCCGTTATTTCAGTGGGGCTGGAAGTGGGCGCAGGCCACCAACTGGATTCCAGCAGGCTTGGAGCCACCCCCGGTGCTAGACGCCGACCAGCTTTGGGTCATCTTGTCAGGCATTCTGGGGATTGCTGGCATGAGAAGTTTTGAGAAGACCAAAGGCGTGGCCACCAAGTAAAGCTGGAATAATGCACCCATGGCCAACGTCAAACAGCAATTAGAAACGCCCTTTGTACCAAGTCTGGGTTTCCCCCCGGACGGGTACGAGCGCAGGCACTTTAATGAGAATTACGGTGCGCTCAACAATTTCTTTTTCAAGCTGGTCTTTAGCCTTGGATCGCTGTTCGGCCCAAGGGGTGGCAAGTTCTTGAACAACCCATATGGTGCTTTTCAAGACTCCACAAATCAAACTGCTGCCAGCACCACTGTTGCATATCCTGTCACATTCAACACCACAGACTTCACAAACGGCGTCACCATGGTCAGCGGCAGTCGCATGACGGTGGCAGTTGATGGCCTGTGGAACATCCAGTTTTCCAGTCAATTCAAAAACACCACCAACGATGGGCAAGATGTGGATATTTGGTTCCGTAAGAATGGGACCAACGTGCCAGCATCTAACAGCAGATTTCATCCGCCAGCCCGAAAGGGTTCTGGTAATCCAAGTCACATCATTGCCGCCTTAAATTTCTTCATTAACCTTGGGGCTGGCGACTACGTTGAGATAATGTGGCGCACAGAAAACACAGGCGTTTCCATTGAGGCTTTTGGCACAAGCACCAGCCCAACAAGACCAGCCGTACCATCCGCTATTGCGACAATGGCGTTTGTCTCCAATTTACCAACGGTGTGACCATGTACATTCCAATCAAACTGCCACCAGGTGTTTACAAGAACGGCACAACCTACCAGTCTGCTGGCCGCTGGAACAATGCCAACCTTGTACGCTGGTACGAGAACACGCTGCGGCCTATCAACGGGTGGCGCAAGCGGTCTGAAAGCCAGATGACAGGATTGTGCCGAGGCATCATCACATGGCGTGCCAACGGCGGTGATCGCTGGATTTCGGCTGGCACTCACTCCAAGCTGTATGCCATGAACGAGTTGGGCGTTTTGAAAGACATTACCCCCACTGGCTTTTCTACTGGATTTGCAAGTTCCACCACATTGGTGGGCTATGGCACAAACGTCTATGGGGCTTATGCGTATGGCGTGGCGCGACCTGATACGGGTCAACCAACCGCAGCGACCACATGGTCCATGGATACATGGGGCGAGTACCTGGTGGCCTGCTCCAGCTATGACGGCAAACTGTACGAGTGGCAGCTTGGGTTTTCCACACCAACGCTGGCAGCCGCCATTGCCAACGCGCCAACAGGCAACAAGGCTGTGCTGGTCACGCAAGAGCGCATCATCTTTGCTCTGGGCGCTGGTGGCAACCCTCGCAAGGTGCAGTGGTGCGACCAAGAGAACAACACGTTATGGACACCCAACACTGACAACTTGGCGGGTGACTATGACCTGGCCACACCCGGTTCATTGATTGCTGGCAAGCGAGTCAAAGGCGTCAACCTGCTGTTTACAGATGTCGATGTCCACACGGCTCAGTATGTGGGTGCGCCATTCGTTTACGGCTTTGAGAAGGCTGGCTCTGGCTGCGGCTTGATTTCTGCTCAGGCTGTGGCCGCCATTGACACTGCTGCCATTTGGATGAGCAAATCAGGCTTTTGGATTTATGACGGTTACGTCAAGCCGCTGCCCAGTGATGTGTCTGACTACGTGTTTGACAACATTAACATCGCGCAGTTGTCAAAGGTCTATGCGGTCCATGTCAGCAAGTTTGGCGAAATCTGGTGGTACTACCCAAGCAGCGAAAGCAACGAAAACGACAGCTATGTCACGTTTAACTATCGTGAAAACCACTGGAACATTGGCACGTTGTCGCGCACAGCGGGTGTCGATTCTGGCGTGTTCACTTACCCCTTGATGGTGTCCAGTGACGGTTACATCTACGAGCATGAAGTTGGTTTCGCCTATGACGGTGCGGCAGTTTTTGCCGAGTCTGGACCCGTGCAAATTGGCAACGGCGACCAGGTGATGAGCGTGCTGGGGGTAATTCCAGACGAGCAAACGCTGGGTGAGGCTGTGGTGTCATTTACTGCCCGTATGTACCCAACAGGGGCTGAATCCTCATATGGGCCTTATTCGGCATCCAACCCGACCAGCGTGCGCTTTTCGGGCAGGCAGGTCAACATGAAGGTGACAGGCAACACTTTGGCCGATTGGCGAGTTGGCGTGATGCGGCTTGACGCTGTGGCCTCTGGCAAGAGATGAGCGACCTTGAGCATTTGGAGAGACTGCGCCACCATGTGGAGGCCGCATTAGAATACTCTGGAGGCACACACCATTTTGTTGATGTCGTCGAAATGGTCAAGCAGAACAAGTTGCAGGTATGGCCTGCGGTGGATTCTGTGGTGCTAACTGAGATCATTGTCTATCCCAGGCTGAAGAATTTGCATTACTTCTTGGCTGGTGGCGACCTAGATGAACTCTCACGGATGCGACCGATGATCGAATCCTGGGGCAAGTCATTGGGCTGCACCAGGGTGTCATTGGCAGGCCGAAGGGGCTGGGCCAAGACATTTTTAAAAGATGAAGGATACAGTCCACAGTGGACTGTATTGGCAAAGACACTTTAGGGGTAAATCATGGCAATTGCACTTCCAACAGGCTGGACAGGCTACACGCCGCAGCAAAAGATTTCTTGGTTCAACGCCAACAGGATCACGCCTGCTCAGTTGCTGGGTGAAGGTGTGCCAGCGTCTGACATCAACTACATGCTGCAAAACGGCTACAACGCTGGCGGCCAAGCCGCTGGCTCAAGTGTTGGATTGACGCTACCCCAAGGCTGGCAAAACTACACGCCAGACCAGAAAATTTTTTGGTTCAATGCAAACAAAGTCACCAGCACTGATTTATTGAATTTGGGCGTGCCAGCGGGTGACATTGATTGGATGAGAACGCAAGGCTACACCGGAACAGGGCTTACCCCAGCACAAATTGCCAACACGCCAGGTATGGGTGTCGGTGGAATTGGTGTTACTGGAGTAGTGCCCCCTGGTGCAGTCAACACTGGCACAACCACTGGCAGACCCCCTGCAACCTCTTTGCCAGGCTACACGCTGCCAGAAGGCTGGACAGGCTTCACGCCCGAGCAAAAGATTTCTTGGTTTAACGCCAACAATATAGTGCCAAGCCAATTAACTGCTGCTGGTGTTCCAGCAGAGGACGTTAATTGGATGATGAACAACGGCTACACAGCAGGCCGCCGACCATTTGCCAACGCCACACAAGGATTTGAGCAAAATTTTCAGAATTACAGATCAATCCCTATTGGTGCGCAGTACAACCCCAACGTCACTGCCTTTGGTGAATCGCCTTACAGCCAAATTCAGACGCAGACGCGGCCACTTGGCAACCCTTACGCCAACTTTCAATCTGGTCAGGTCATGGGTGGATATGACCCCGGCATTTATGCCCGAGATGTACGAACTGCTGCTGCTGCTGATGCAGCGGCGGCGGCGGCGGCGGCTGCGGCTGCGGCTGCGGCCAATGCATCAGGAACAAATGCTGGTGGTGCTGGTGGCATTGGCAACGATGGTGGGGTTGGTAGCGATGGCAATGCTGTTGGTGAAACTGGCGTATCTGCTACGGGCGAAGCGAATGCTGGTGGCCCTGGAAGTGGCGGTGGCGCAGACAACTATATGGGCGGCCTAATCACCAAGGTTTTTGGCACTGACCCCTCTGGCCCTGATGAGGGGCAAATCAACATTCAGCGTGGCGAATACGTTGTCAAAAAATCATCGGTCAAAAAGTATGGCAAGGGTTTGCTGGACATGATCAATGATGGCAAGATTCCAGCCAAAAAAATGAAATCCCTTTTGGGTTAAGGAGCAGATATGTCAAAAGGCGGCGCACCAGATGTTACGACCAATGCGGTCGATCCAGATATCAAAAGAGCATTTCTTTCAAACTTCCAAAACGCTCAAGGGGTGGCCAGTGCGCTGCCCGTCCAACAGTTTGC